TTTCGGATCGCTAGATGGATCTAAGGGGTATCTAAGCACATCAGATTTAACTTTCAGTAATAGATCCTTTTCCCACCAAAAGATCGCTCTTTCAAACGGAGAGTTAAATACTTCTGGATATTCACCCTGTACTGCTGACAAATGTTTGTGTCCTTCTGGTATCAAGGCTTCTCGCATACTGTATACGGTTTCTTTATCCTTAGATGATATAACGGTTAGCCCTCTATCTTCATACTCCTTCTTTAGCTCTTTATTGGCGTTGGTGTATGGAGATCCACTTAGGCAAACTACATCATTAACAAAGGCCTCTTCTCCTTCAACAATCAAAGAATGTGCGGCGGTCCCAAACTTCATAGCTGGTGTCGTCTCGTTTTCTTCTTCAAGTGCGTGGAGCTGGCTTTGTCCAAACCTTCTTATGTTTGATGATGATATACCTGGAGCTTCATGATAAAAGTTATGTTCCATATCTGGAAAATAAACTGCGTCTCCCAAGACTACGTGTTCTTGGTTTTCTAATATTTCTGGTAGTTCGTTCATTTGGTTCCTCCATTTATTTCCACTTCTCCATCACTTGTTAGGAATAGCTCTACATTTCTATTCCTCCAAACGTGAACATACTCTGGTGCGGCTTCTGAATCTTCTACATATACGGTTATGTTTCCAACCTTTATGTATGCACATTGGTCATTTCTTTGATCTATTTCTATCATGATGCCTCCTCTAGTTTTTCAAGTGCATCAGTTATTTCTTTGATGCATTGGGCTAGTTCAGATATGTTTGTCTGAAGGTGAAACAAAGTATAGTTTAATTTATCCTTTGTAATCTCTCGTTCTACATGGTCATGTAGATTGTTGGTGGATGTCTCAATAATAGCATCCAGTTCTTTTCGTATATCCATAGTACTCTCCTAAAGTATTTACTGATAAAATATGTAAATTGTATTTTATTGTATAAAGTATATAATGTCTACACTTAGTAATTTAGGAGATTGCATATGAGTAGAGAAAAAAAAGATTACGTAGTTATGGATGACGACATAACTATAGGTTGCCCTGATCATGGGGACTTCTTGGCTACACCTTTTGAACACCTACAAGGTTTCGGGTGTCCGATATGTAGGCATGAAGAAGTAATGAAGGTTATAAAGGATATGAATGACCGTTTAGATTATTGCATCGAGCATGAAGCTAACGCGGCTGACAATCATACTCCAATACAAGCTGGTAGTTACTCTATGATACTTCATGAGATGTACGGCAAAACAAAGAAGATCTTGGATGAATATCAAGAGATTCGGGGTAAAACTAAGGTATAGTTCATATATGACATTAAAAGTAGTTCCTATAAAGGATAAAATGGCTCGTCCTACCCTCCAGGAGACGGTAGAACGGTTAAATAGTATGTTCAAGGGATATGAACAAAGGGGTGAGGAAAAGCTTACCGTAGTTCTATCAACACTAAGCTATTGCATTTGGAATCTACAGAAGATTACAGAGGACGATCAAAGCACACTTAGTCTTATAGATGAGATCCTTAATCAATACATGGAAGTAGATAGGCACGAAAGCGTGTTTAATAACTACGTTTTATTTGAGGCTTTAACCCCAAAATCGGGTTCAGATGATGACTAAAGCATTATTGTCCTATTATTGTCATAAATGTATGACGGTCAAAAAGCCTATAACTAGGCGGGTTTCGGGATTATTTTATTTTTTTCATTTTTGTCACAGGAAAATAGAGAAAACAGTATAAAAATATAACAAATATCTTGACTGGATAATTCCAGGTAAGGTATCCTCTCCATACACTTTAGGGTAATGTGGGGGTAGGTATATATAACTACTTTGTCTCTAAACTGCTAAATACATATGGGATATAGAAAAAACAAACTTGAATATGAACCCATTCTAGCTCCAGAAGAGGAAGCTCCTATCGAATACGCTAATCTAGATAACTCCCTTAATCGCAGACAACGAAACTTTATATGGCAAGCCGTTAATAATCCTCGGCTTACTCTCGTAGAGTGTGCTCATAAGGCTGGCTACAAAGATGCTAGACAATCAGCTAATAAACTTATGAATCATCCTGTTATACGTAAAGAGTATAACTATCTGATGAATGAAGCTAAGAAGAAATATGAATTGAATTATGATCGGGCAGTTCAGGATTTATATGATATTAGAGACAAGGCCTTAGAAGCCGGGTCCTTTAACGCGGCTATCTCGGCCCAGAATAGTTTGCTCAAGGTCGGGGGTCTTATTGTCGATAGGAAAGAAGTTATGTTCGGGAAGATAGATCAAATGAGTCGGGAAGAAGTAGAGAAACGCCTGGAACAACTGATGGGAAGTATTACGGCTATAGATCCAGTAGATCTCCCAGCTCCAGGAGATCCTGCTGAGATGGTAGATGAAGCGGATTTGGAGGCATTAGAAGAGGAGGACTTACAGACGGCAAATCCTCAAGAGGTTGAAGGGGAAGTTATTTCTGATTAGGTCTATCTAGTACAAAGATAAGCACATATAAGAACAAGGCAAGCCAGAACAAGAACGTCATGATTGGGGTGTGGTACTCGCTAGACACATACTTTTAGGAGAGTAGAGAAGTTTGGAATCAAAACTAACAAGTACCACTCCGTTATGATACTGATAATACGGTTATTAAGCAACTTAGCTTTTCTCCACTAAATCTTCTAACTGTACCCAGTCTAAAGTATCTGCAAAATCTGAATCAGTATCGTATAGGACAACCTTACCATTCTTTTTATAAGGGTTTCCTTCATCATTTAATCTATAAAATGTTATATCCCATAAACCAACATTATTAAATTTTTCAGCCATTAGCTTTTCTCCTTGAGTTTGTTTCTAGCTTTAGCGGACTTAAATATTATGTCCCACCTGTTGCCCTTCTTACGCTTACTAACTAATCCATTAGCTTCATCTGGGCAAGTCTCTCGCCAGGTTTTGTATGGTTCTTTAAGATTCATTATTGGACTCCTCTAGTTTAAATAAATGTACGTCATCATATCCTTGCTCAATCCATTCATCATAATGCTCTTTGGCTCTTTCGTATGTAGCATAATAATCATCACAACTACCAACCCATACAACATATTCTTTTTTAGTTAGCATTATTTAACTCCTTACATTTGGGACATTCAACATCAGCATCAGCTACAAATAAGTTATCAAAGATAAACTTTTTCGGCTTTGTCATTTCTTGTGGTCTTTCTATTTCAGCACCACACTCTGCGCACATATACCTCATTAGTTTTCAATAACTTTGTTACTAGCTTTTACATATCTATAGTCTTTCTTAACCAATCCAAAAACCTCGGTTAATCTAAAGCGTAAAGTTTCAAGATTACTTAGATCACTAAGATACATATCTTGGCATTCAAATAAAGTCATTAACGCATTATCTAAATCGTTTACTGCCGTAATGTATTTATCTAATTCTTTTGGCGATAACTCTATCGTTGTCTTATTTTTTAAATGTTTAATTATCATTATTTATCTCCTTCTGACTCTCTTTCATTAACATCAACAATAAAAACTCTCGTACCGTCATCTTCCTCTCGGTCATATTTGAATTTATTATATGGGTCAGGGTCGTTTTTATAAGCATAAACCTGCAAAACAACGCCTTTATACATTTGAAGCGCTACATAAACTTGCATTATTGATCTCCTTCAACATAATTTTTCTCATGAAGTACAAACCTTAATACAGATTCTAAGGGTGTAAAATCCTCAACTTCAATATCATAACTGCCACTAGGCAACTTGATATATGATGTCTCAGCAACATGCCAAACATCATCTTTGAATAGGTATACCCATTCAATATCAAAGTTTATATCCATAATAAACGCTTGAAATGAATGATATGTTGTGGGTGGTTCTTCATGCACTCTGTTGTAGTTACTATCTTCTACGGTTTCTCTCAAGAATGATTGATAGCCGTTATCTACGAGGCCTCTGGCTTTCTCTTTGGTGTTGTAATGTTTGTGTAACATTACGCCGTTATGTTGTGGGTAGCCGTCATAATGACAATACATACTAACGATCTTCCCGTCTGATTTTTTGTAAGCGATATTGCTTCTTGTTCCCATAATTACTCTCCTCTAAGTTTGTGGGTTAATAAAAATATACTTGTTTAGATTACCAAATGTATCCACTATATGCAACAACTTTAGGGTACAAAGTGTAATATATTTTTATAGTTATATTTACGCATATGGCGGAAATTGGAAAGTTAATCGCATTTCCCCTCTCTCTCGGTCACTTTCCCACAAAAAAGCAACGCATAAATCGGGTCGGGGTCGGGCTTAGCTAATAGGATTGACGGTTATCAGGTTCGGGTTGGAATAACACACAACACAAGTAGCTCTGGATCTCCAGCCAGGGAAAACTGATGGTAGTAGTCGGGTCGGGTCGGGGCTTTCTTTTCGGGGTCGGGGGAAGGTTTGTGATGCTTGGTGCATAACACATGATAACACACCAGAGCTGGGATGGAGACGGCGTGAGATGGGCTGGAAGGTCTGGTCAAGCTCTAAATTACTTACGTAAATATGTATACAAACTGTAACCATTTAGTTATAATGAAAGCTCATTAACAAATACCTATTAGGAGGGTAATTATGAAAACCAATAAAGCAGAAAGGGAAGCAATCGCTTCTAAGTTCATCAAGAGAATGGAAGAAAAGTTAGTCTTGAAAACACAAGATTTGTCAAAGACCAAAGACTTCAAAGACATTAAGAAGAATATTGAAGAAAGAGAAAAGCTACAAGAGAAGCTTAACTCCTTAGATTTTGATGTTCGTGAGCAGATTGCTAAATACAATAAAGACAACCCCTCTGAGTATTGGAAGTTATCTGAGGAGACTTACTATCGGTACAGACAGAATGATGTTACGGGTTTGCGTCTGAAATTAGAAAGTAAATATTCTATACAACCTATTCTTACCGAATCTATCCTGATTGCTCAAGTGGGTGCAGAGACAGTTGATGAATTGTTTGAATACTTGGAGAGGGAGGTGGTTTTATGAACTGATTAACTCTTTATAAATTAGCCCGACTTAGTTCGGGCTTTTTTATGTCGGGAGTTCGGGATCGGGATTTGGATATGAGTGTGGGGTGGGATAACACAAGTAAATAACACAATAACACAACCAGGAGATCTTTGGTGTGGCCAGGCAGGTAGATCTATTTTGTCTGGTAATCCCATTCGGGGATCTAAATCGGGGCTGGGATGGGGGTTTTTAGCTCTGGCGTGGGAGAAGAATACACAACGGTAACACAAGTCTGGGCCAGCCAGGATCTCCGGCCCTGGAATAAATATAAATAAAGAGTTGACAAGATGTATCCAGATGGTTATTATTATGGTTCATTAACTTATAGGAGAGATCTAATGAGCCAAGAGCTGAGAGAGTCAGAAAAAAGACTGCGAGACTTGTGCAGGAAATACGCCGAGGACGTTTGTAACGGTAAAATGTTGTTTTATGATCCTGATGGGGATGGCGATCCGCCGTATGAAGCATACGATATAAAGTATACGATTGACGGAGATGGTACTTATTTGGGTGTCCGGATCATGTTAGCCGGGGGCGGTCCCTCTGTATGGCTGGACACGTATCATGAAGAAATCCAAGGATCTTGGTGGGGTGACTCGTGTAAGCTAATCATATCGGATTTTAAATATATCGATGATTACTGGGAAGAAATGTACGGATGCTTGAAGTAGCAATAGTTTTGTACCTGCTGGTATTCCTAATGGCTGGTCGGGATCGGGGATGAGTAACAATCTCGGGTTCGGGCCTGCTAGCCAGCAGAGTACTCTTACACAAGGACAGATCTACCATCCAGGGACAACAGACCAAACATATTTATTTGTGTTCATTGAGGGAGTGGTTCACCCAAGAAGTCGCAACGAACTACTGTATTAACTAAGGAAAAAAAGATGAAATAATAGTATACAAAGTGTATCCAATAGTTTAGTATACGCATATGAAATTAAAGTTTGCGGTTAGCCCTCTCATTAGTAAAGTAAGAAAAACTATAGATAAGTATTACGTGCTAATGAATGGCAATAACGGTCAAGGTTATTGTCGAGTAAAGAGTAACGCAGAAACGCAACCTTGGTTTGGAAGGTGGAGTTTGGGGTCAGCTTAGACTGTTATCTACTGTAAAGGTAGATTTGAAAAAGACTGCATACTTTAATTTCATTTATTAATACACGACTTTTAGGAGGTCAAAATGAAAATAGAAATAATGTTATATGATGAAACTGGAACCGTAGTTGTAGGCAAAGCGATTGAAACCAGTTGCCAAAGCCTAATCATTAATGGAGTACACGTAATCGCACAAGGCGGAATCAACGCTGAGATGAACGACTTACTCGGACAGGCAACACCTGAGAACCTCGGCATGACATTAGTGCCGCCGTTGGACTCGTAAGATTAACCAAAGAAAGAAGGGAGCATTAGCTCCCTTTTTTTATGGGACTCTATTTGTTCGGCGTTTTCGGATCGGGTATCGGGCGTCTGGACGGGGGGAGGGGCAAATCGGCGCTACGCGGTAGGGACACACACAAGGACAAGATCTCACACAAACAAAAACCATTTTTTTTACATTTCACTTTATCTGGTGTTACAATCCGATCAACCACGTAGGATATAGCTATGGAAGAAGATGTAATGAATATGGATGTGGCACCTGTTATGATGCCCGACCAACAAATGATGCAAGGGACTCCGGCGGCCCCTGCTTTACCAGAGCAATTACAGGCACAACTGAATAGTCTTAGCGAAGAAGAAAAAAACGAAGCTAAACAAGCCCTCATGCA